CACCACCTAAGCCAGCGCCATCGTAGGAGCCGCCTGAGTACGCGCCACTTTGACCATTTGTACCATTTTGACCAACGGCACCGCCAACACCTGCTGAATAGCTTGTGGGTGGGCTTTCACGATAACCGCTGACACCGTTACCACCGCCTGCTCCACCGCCGCCGCGACCGCCACCACCTCCACCGCCTCCAGCGATAAACGCGCCAGATGCATTGGTTAGAATTACACCAGTTGCATTGTTTACAAGCGCTGGGCCACCCGCCTGACCCGCGTTGCCGCCGCGACCAATAATGTAGCCGTTGTTTGTAATTGTCACCAAGTCATTCATGCTGCTGGGTATGGTTAAACCACCAACAGATGTGTTGTCTGACCAGATATAAACGCCGCTATCAATCGTAACAGAAACTCTGCTAGACCCATTCCAACCCTGAGTTGTCAGGTAGGTGCTTAAGTCTAGCTCCTGCTGATTTGTCGTAATTGTAAATTCAAAGGTGCCAGCCGTAGCAAAGCCAAAGCCCCTAGCTGACATTCCTCCAAAAGTTGATAGTGCTGGCATTATGCAAAATCCGTCAAACTCGCTAGAACCGTGAAGGCAGCTGATCCTGTCTTAATTATAACAAATGTATATACATCTACCCCACTTGCATTACCGCTGTCAGGCGCAGAACCGCCTTGCCACTTGGGTGTAACTGCAGAGCCATCAATCTGGTACGTGCTCAGATAGTAAGCTGTAGAACCCTGCGTCATGGCGATGCTTACAGTGATGCTTTCGCCAATGGCAAGCATTGTGTCTAGCGTTGTACTGCTATCTCCGCGAAAGTTAATTGTACGGTCTGCGGTTTGATCTGCTGTATAAAACTCTATCGCTTGAGTTTTGCAGTCAAAGTTAATTGTTTCAGATGTGGTGGTCTGAAGCGTAACTTTTTCCACAATCTCTTCTATTTTTGTGGTGCCATTTAAATCTGCGTCTGTGTTAATGTAGGTTGCTACATCAGTCATCGCAACTTGCACCATCGTGCCATCGTCGTTCACAACTACGCGGTCCGCATCGACAAGAGTTGTGGCTGTCGCGGATGTGCTGCCGTCAACAATATTTATCTCTGCAGTCGTTACTGTCGCGCCACTGAGCTTATTTAGCTCTGCTGCTGACACTATAACATTAGTGTTGTTAATTTTAAATGAACTAAAATCAGGTGAAATTGTTGCCTTATTGGCGGTGTCGCTGCCATTTAGGGTATCTTGCAACTTTGCAATGTTTGTGTTGAGCAAGCCGCCCCACGCATCTGCGTTACCGCCAACTACTGGTTGTGTAAGTGTTATCGCCATGTTTCAATCCTTTGTTAAAGGCACAATACCACGCTACGCAGCATCCGTCCATGTTTCCGAACCAACAGACTGTTCTGTCCAAATGTCTGAAATGTCTGTCTGTTCTGTCCAAGTCTCCGCATCAACGACAGGCTCTAGCCAGCCGCGCACAATAATGTCTTTTCCTGCATACGCAAATGAGCCTGCGTTCGCAGCGACATTCATGTCCTTTAAGAATGTAAAGTCACGCCCAGTGACGACATAAGAGCCTGCTGCAAAAAATTCACCAATACCTACGTCAATCTCTTGTCCAGTAAAGGTAAATGAGCCTGACGCTGCCTCAAAGGTAATCGCAATAACTACTCTAATGTCTTCGCCAGTTACGGTAAATTCGCCGTTCGCAGCGGCAATGTTCATTGCCTTGGTGAACGATGCATCCTGTCCTGTGAGCGTAAACGTGCCGCTATCTGCGCCAATGTTGTAGTTAGCAAACAGCCCGACATCTTGACCAGTAAGCGTGTACGATCCCGCCGTTACAACTTCGCTGATGTCTACGTCTATTTCTTGGCCTATGACGGTAAATGTACCTGCATTTGCTAGAATGCTGACATGCACAATGTACGTCTGGTCTTGGCCAGTGAGAGTGTAAGACCCTGTAGTGGTCTTTAACGCATAACCGCGTGTTGACCCTGCGTCCTGACCAGTAAGGGTAAACGTGCCAGCATCAACCGCCACGCTCATTACTTTTGTGAAATCAGCCGCCCGCCCATCAAGCGTAAATACGCCTGTCGGTGCTACGTCTGTAATTAGCTTGCCTGCACCCTGATAGCTTACCGCATAGCTGCCCGCGTCTACTTCGAACGTCAGACCCTGTAGGGCGCTTGTTGCGCCTAGCGGGGTTGCAGCTATGGGGGTAAAGCCAAGCATGTTTTACATCCTATTCAGGTTTCGTGGGCCAAGTAATGTCTAATGGGAAGCCATCTTGTGCTGGCACATCACGCAATGCCTGACGATAGTCTATTTCGGCTTGTGTCATTGTGCGGTCACCAACAGCCCACCAATCGGTTTCTGCTAGAAGATCGTTACGTTGCAATCGTACTTGGCTTTCATTTACGCTTACAGGTATATTGAAGTAGTCCTCTGGAACCTCTACAATTTCATCATCTCTTTGAATAAATGGCATTTCGTATCCCCTTACCTTAGTAATTCATGCCGTACTTTACTACTTTATCAGTGCGACCCGTCTGAGTAGCTAAAACACCACTGGGTGCGTTACTAGCTATAAATTTAGTGCTACTAGTTGCTTCGGCATTTAACATTCTGCCGTTCAGCTCAACAAAATACGCTGATCCACCAAGATAAGAAGGTGAAACTTGCAAACAAGTCCAACGCCAAGACGTTGGAACACTAGTATCATAAGCATCCCATATTTGCATGCGACCCCAAATGTAAGAACCCGTTGAATTATTATGATAGTTGCCTGTTAGTCGCCCATAGTAATCATCTCTATCAGCTTGAAAACTATTGTAAATAGAACCACCATATGCATATTCATTTTGGCTGATAATACCGCCGCTGCCATCGAAGAATTGGAATAGTATTCCACCAAAGCCACTGTTTGCTGGTACAGGAAAAGACCCTCTTAGTTCGTGGTAATCATAACCAGACGGTAGGGTTAACTCCCAAGAGCCAAAATTTGATGTAAAAGTTGATGAACCTAATTCTTTTAAGCCACCGCCAACACCACCAGCACCAATCGCAGCCGCTGTGGTACTGTCGATGCTTGTAATGTTTGTCAGTCCCTGACTGTTACTGATGACCTGTGTGCCACCTACCTGTATAGCCATCTTCGTGTCCTTTCACTATTAGCCATTAAGTTGTTTCTTTAGTCCGTCGATCTGCTCTTGCTGTTCTTTGATTGCTTCGATCAGCAAACCAACCATGTTGCCATACGCCACGTTCTTGAAGCCATCTTCGTTCTCATGCACGGCTTCTGGCAGTACCTTTTCAACGTCTTGAGCAATGACACCAGTTGCACGTTCTGTAAAGTTTGGCTTCTTGGTGGTTTCGTTTTCTTCAAAAGCATCATTATCCCAATCGAACGTGACACCACGCAATGACTGCACCTTTTCAAGTGCGCTGTCGATTGTTTCGATGTTCTTCTTGTAGCGAATGTCTGATGTGCTGTTTAAGTCTCCAGTGACTGTTACACCTGTGCTAGTGGTTTGTAACTTGTAACTGCCATTGTAGTACATATATGATGCACCATTATGCGTCCCATGCCACAGCCATTCGTTATCGACATCATTATAAATGCCAGTTGCAGCACTGTTGTCATGCATAAACACAGCACGACCGCCGATGCTGTAACCTTCGTAGCCACCATGCGCACCACCGTCGATTTGTACAGAGCCATAGTTACCAGAGACAGGCTGAAAGTAGCCGTTGCCACTATCGCCTAGGCGTACACCTGTGGTGTTGACGGTGATTTCGCTAGAACCGCCTGTGGCAAGAGTTATGATGTCTGTGCCAAACGCTAAGTAAGTGTTTGTGTCACCATAGTGATAAATCGCATTTGCCACATACATATTAGTGACGTTGTTTATGTTGTTGCCAGACAGGTTGAGTTCACTAGTGTTCAACGACATTTCAACACCGTTGGTTATACGCCACTCATGTGAACTGTCGTTAGCTATACGATAAGCCCAGCTGCCACCTTCATCCAAGAAGCCAATCTCTTGGCTATCCGTAGCGTAAATAACACCCCATTGGTCACCGTCAGTACCTTTTAATCTTAGACTGATTGCACCTGTTGAGCTATCAGGGTAAAAGTCAAAGTTGTCAGTTTCCTGATTGCGAAAAGAAAGGGCATTCTGCGTAGCATTCCACTGAATGTATGCTTTATCTGTCGTTCCCTCTTGCCAACGAATGTATGGGTTTGTTGAGCCAGATAAGACAATATGCTCATCTGTGGCTGTGTTGATCTCTAAAGCATCAGCATTATGCGGGTTTCCAGAATTGCCTACGCGCAAGCCAGCAGGGGCTGATGCACCCGCACTTTCTGTCTGAAACCGCGTACTGCCATTATATTGCAAAGATGTAGTGCCATTTTGCGCAAACTTAATTGCCCAGTCGTTGTC